CCTTCAAACGAAGCATCTTCCACCTTGGTAATTAGCTTTGTACAACCAACTAAAGCATCATACGCTTCTTTTGTAATCTCTTCAAGAGGAGCTTGTTTAAAGCCATGCTCATTGTGGAGTAAAAACGACAGTGATTTATGGTTATTCTTGTAGTTCTTAGCCAAGTATTTCTTAATCTCTGGCAACTCTTCCTTACGATAATAGACAGTACAGCTCACGCTATTGTCTGACCAGTTCTCTTGCAGCCACTTAACTACTTCTAGTTGGTCAATAGCAGTCATCTCAGCAGCAATCTTTGTACCTTCAGGATAAGCAAAAGGAAAAGACACTACCATTGTGCTGTGGTCATCAGTGCCATCAAAGTTACGCTGGAACTCTACAGGGTATCCATGCTCACGACATACCTGCACTAAGCTATGGTCCGCAGCGATACGGATACGTCTAATCATGTAGTGGCTATAAGCAGGGTGGCATCCTGAGGTTACACCTGGTAACAACGATAGAGTGCCTGAAGGTTTAACTGTAGTCAACTTGATTGATTCAGGAAAGCCATGCTTAGCAGAGTACTCTTTATCAAAAGCACGTAGCTCTGTATAGGCTTCATTCAACCAAGAGCGTTGTTCGTCAGAAGCCTGGAGAACTCCAGTAACGCCAATACCCATACGCATATTCTTATGGACGATATCGGCTGTTTCCTGTAAATGGCAAGGAAGAGAAAGGCTATGCTTATTAATGCGATAAAGGAGTGTGCAGATATCAACGAATTCTTCCTTAGAGGTTACATTAGACAAATAGACTTCAGCTAGACAGCAAGTCTCATAAGCTGCCAAAGACTGCTCAGCACATGGGTTATAGCCCATAACGTCAGGGTCAGGATAATTAGTGTCACCAAGACGACCAATCTTTCGACTGAGACGCAGGTTAATAAGACCGTAAGGCTCTCCTTTACCTTCGTAGCCATCCCAGAAATACTCATGGAGGTCTTTAATGTCGTTACACACCACCGAGTTATTAGACATAGCACGCCAAGAAGGAATATTTCCCATATCCCAACGCTTAGCAAGAAGATATTCCACGTCATCTGCATCTCCAATAGCAATTTGTGCTGAACGACGTACATTACCTGCTACGACGATTGCACCAATAATATTCATAATGTCCAAGCAATCAATAGGACGTAGCTTCTTACCTGCACGCTTCTCAAGGATAGTACTTACCTTAGCGATACCTTCACAAAGGTCTTCAGGGCCTGATGCAGTGCCTCCAAAGCCCTTAATAACAGCACCACGACCACGTACTAATACAGTGCTATAAGTAAAGGTAGGTTCTTTAACGCTTAAGAACGCTGCTTTGAGCGTTTTGCCAAGGAGACTGACCCAGCCTTCCCTTGAATCAGGAACAATAAAATCCGCATCATTTGTATCCAAACGAGTAGGGGCAGTAAAATTAGGATTGACTTCAGGAAGTTTTTCAACGTTTTTCCTTTGAATGTTATAACCTACGCCAGAGCCTAACATCAATAGGTCCATAGCCCAAGTAAAGGGGCGAACAGGTTCATCAATTACAGTGAATGCACAGTTCTGTAACGAGGCTAAGCCTAGCTTGCCTACAGTGTCTGTACCCATCTGCCAAAGGAAACGACCTGCTACAGTTCCTTTGAGTTCTGTTAAATATTTGCGTAAACGCTCTTGCTCTTTCTCTGTAAAATTACAACCTAATTGGGTGTTTGCTGCTTTAATAACTCGTTCTACTGTCTGTGGAAACTCTTCTGTTTTGCTGGTGATGTCTGCTTCGTCTAAGCGACGTGCATAAGTTCTCTTGTAGGTAATGTAGCCTACTGTGCTAAATGGTGTTGTGTACATCTTGTCCTTAGTGTCGTGTGTTTTTCTTATATTTTTCTGTCATCATTGCATCTGCCATTTTATAGCAGAAGATAGCTATGAACTCACAGTACTCTTCTACATTTGATTCAGGTACTCCAGCAGAGTCTATTGCTCCTGAGAGTACTGAAGTAGCAAAGAAGTCTCGCAGCCCAGGTATCTCATCTTTGATTGGAGGACCCATATCGTGTAACGGCTTTTTAGTTGTCATCATCGTCCTTTAATAGTTGTTCTAATACATCCGCTTTTTCTTCTATTACATCTAAGAATCTTTCACAGATATCCTCGGTAGTCAAACCAAGAATATCTGTGATGTCCATCTCATCTAGTTGCTTCAGTCGATAGATTATATCAGTGAGAGTCAAACTCATCAATCATCCTTTGAATATACCACGATGCTTTACGCAAATCAGTAATTCCGTTCTTATGCTTCCAACGCCATAGATACTTAATAGCGTTACCTGTACACATTGCTTCCATGCCATCAAGATGTTGCACAACTTCGTTAATAGCATCAATACATTCAATACCACCTAGACGATAGTAATCAGGATTAATATTATCTTTGGTAGAACCAGGTGGGTAGTAGGAGTCAGAAGGGCCTGCTCCGTAAGTAGTTTTATTATTTTCCATTTTTAACATCATGCAGTCTTGACAAAAAGTGTGGTAAAGCCTTTTATGATAAAGGCATTCGTTCATGTTAGCCCCTTCACCTCGACGGAGGGCTTGATTGATTTAGTACCTTGAGACCAGCTTCCGCAATCTCTGCACTGATATCGTTGATAAGTCCCAGTAGACGAGACAGCATTACCACGCTTTTGAAGTCTAGTCCCAGCACAGGTGGGGCACACAGCACTATCGGCAAAAAGATTACTATTAGGATGAGATTTAATCCATGGAAGAAGACGGCAATACAGAGATTCAAGCAAAACGACATCTTGAATATTATACGTTTCCATACGCTTCCAAGCATCTTTATCTCCATTCATGCACTTGACCCAGAGGTCATGTCCTTCGTGTTCTTGTTTCTTTCCTAGACCTAGTCGCTGAGCAACGTAGTCCAGTTTGTTGCTAGGAAAACGGAACTGGCTACGAGCAACACGTAGAAGGTCAATCTGTTTATAAGGTGATGGTGGACTATAATGATGTAAGAGAAATTCCTTGTTAAGAGTAGGAATGTCAAACTTAGTACCATTATAATGAATGACGGCATCAGCAGCATTGAGTAAGTCATAGATACCTTTCAGCATCTTTTTTGGTTTAGACTGGTGAACAGAATCAAATATGATTTCATCTTCACCAAGCCACTTAGCAGCCCAGCAAAGTACATACGAAGATTCCATTAGTTGATTGATTCCAACGTTCTGTTGCCATAAGCCCCAGACATGTGCTACGTTAGGTGAGGACTCTATATCAAGTAATAGTATCTTCATTATTTGTTTACCTGTTTTTTAGCTTTTTTGCTTTTAACAGGGAAACTTGGTAGGTCTTCTTTATCGGCTTGTTCTTCATGTTCACGAAGGATAGCTGCTCTCATCTCTTTTACTTCAGCACTAGCGTATTCGTTAAGTTCAAATACTTGGCAGAAAGTATCCATTAATTTTGAACAATGTAAATCAATATTGTATTCAATAGCCATGATGTAATTGTGTTCATCATCTTCGGACAATAATTCAGGATGGTCGTACATTCTCCATCTTAGCATTGAAACTTGGTCTTTAATAGCCCAGATATTCATAATGTCATTCTCTAAATCAAATCTATCTTTGCTCATTTGCTTTCCTCACTAGGTTTACGAAGTGTTCTAAATCTACTATTGCTAAGGGTTTGCTTCTGTTCTGTTTGATTACCACTAGAGGCTCTGCGTCTCCATGGGTTGTTGCTTGCTCGTAAAACTTATAGACTGCTATCTTTGCTAAGTTCTTACACTCAACGTTATAGAAAAATCTTTTTAAACCAGCTTCCGATAACTGAACGTCCTCTCCCTGTGCTCCCATGCTTGTGCTCTTTACGTCTCGTTCCGTCAACATCGGGAAAGAGCGAAGTATTAGGTCTCTCGTAACCTGCTGCAACAGTCGGCCTTTTTGTTTTGCTGAGCTTGTCTTCATTTAACCACCCTATTGGCTCCGCTTCCACAACTGCGTCGGGATTCCTAACACCCTCGAAGACATTCCAGAGAACTTCTTTTTTAGCGAAGTTAGTGAATAGTCCGACTTCCAATCCGAAAGCTTCGATTTCCCAAGGCAGTGAGTAATAGTCCACTGCATCACTGTCAATGGCTTCACTTTTCCACTCCGTTTGACTGTCATTTAAATCTCCCTCGACATACTGTTTAATATGCACAAACTCGTGTGCAAGTGTTTTTAATATTTCTACACCACTGATGTAAGGATGGAGTTCAATTAAGAATTCCCTTGCTGCACCTTTGGTGTTCCTTTTCTCAATACTACTGTATCCAAAAGCATCCAAATGCTTATTAAACTTAAGAGTAATAACAAGATGTCTGAGGAGTTGTTTAGTGAATAATTGCTCAGCATAGAACTGAGAAGCTCGTTGAACATATTCATTAAACCTTTCGTCAGAGTGTCCGTGATTGTTTAGTAATAATATCATTTATAGCCCTTCGGTGGGAGGCTGCCAGAGCTGGTTGGTTTCTCTTCTAAGCCATAGCAATTGGCAGTTTTCGATTGTTCGTTCTGCATTGCCACCGTAAGCTTCGACACAAGCAAGATACATTTCTGTTGCACTTTGACATCCTGCAAGCCTTTGTTTAGCCTTAACAGGGCCGATGCCTTTGAGACCAATGATGTTATCAACTCTGTCACCTGTTAGTACCTGTAAGTAAAAGTTTAAAAGTGCTTCTTCTTCTGTTACTACTGTCATTTCTTTCTTGACAAAGTTCCAATGATTGCCACGAAGCTGTAGGAAGTCTTTATCAATACTAGCAATAATGCTTTCGTAGTTACGTGCTACATGCTCTATCGCAATCGAATCATCCGCTTCTTGCCCGACGGAGACTTGGAAGTCCCAAGCCGACTCAAGATAGTCTCGAATAAGCTGGAGGTGCTTAGGCTTAGGCGCAGTGCGATTGCCCTTATAAGGTGCAGTTCTTGCGATGTCATTTCTAAAGTTGTCCTTGCCAGTTAAGTAGCCCTGGTAGGTCTCAGCTTCGAGGTCCTCCCAGAGCATAGTCTCAATAAATGTAGCCACACGAGATATAACAATCTTCTCATTCTCTTCTTCAGTAGAGAAGCCTATGCGGTATCCAATAATGTCTCCATCTATTAAGACGTGTGACATTACAGAACGTCATCCATTAGAGAATCTTCTTTAGCACCTTTGTATTCAATCAGATTAGTGATTGTCAACTTTTTCAATGAAGGACTAACACCTTTTTTACCACGATATTCCCACTCATAAGAAGATACGATTGCTGTAGCTTTGCTACCGTTAGCAATCTTCTTAGAGCCGTCAACTAATTCACCATCTTGGTCAAAAGCATCAATCTTGTAGTTGCTCTTACAAGTGATGTAATTACCCTCAGCTTCACGCTTTTCAGGATTGTTGAGAACTTTAATACCTAGCTCTTTTAATGCTGTTACAGCCTTATCTGATAAGTTAGACAAGTTAATGGTGTACTGCTCTTTATCCGATGATGGATTAGGAGTTTGTGTACATGCCCAGAAAATGTCTGCCTGTACTGCGATTGATTTACCTGTACTCATAATGTTGATTCCTTTAATTTAGTTAAATTTATACTGCCTAGCTATTATACCACAAAATTACTGCTCTGTCACTTCTGGTGTTACCACAGCCAACTGAGCCTGTGCTTGACTACGAACCTTGTTAATCAAGGCTTCTACTTGGGCAAAAGGCAACTGCCCTAGTCCCTGTAGAATACCATTTACTTCCTGAA